GATAAAATCTCTTCAAACTTGGGCAAATGAAAATGGATACAAACCAACCAGTCTTAGAAACTTATATAATGGCAGACAAAAATCTCCACACAAGAATGTAGTAAATGTTTCAATGGAGTTTATGTAATGCCTGATTGGGAAGTCACAGTAATGACTGACTCTAACTATATCAAAAGAATTAGAGTGAATGATTGTTATACAAGAACAGATGCAGAAGCATCAGCATTAGGTATGACTGGTGCTCAAAGAGTTCTTGCAAGCACTCCAAAGACATATAAAGATGATGTAGATGATGATGATTATTCTTCCTCTTCTTCTTCATCTACTTTTACATCTGGTGATGGTGGAGATGCTATTGGTATCTTAATTCTTGGTCCTCTGCTCTTACTTTTTGTCTTCTGGCAGTATATTCTTCTCATTGGTGGTATTGCTCTCGTTATTTGGTTACTTATCAAGTATCTCAATCGTGACACATACTAAATAACTCATCTCGCTGGAGTTAGCGTAGAGGTCGAACGCACCGCACTTGTAATGCGGCACTTAAAAGTCATCGCAGGTTCAAATCCTGTCTCCAGCTTATATCTTATAGTGATGTGCCAATCGTAGCACTGGCACACTAAAAGAGCACAGACCCCTCTGGGGTGCTACAATACTTGTATTGAATTGATTATGATGCTTACCCTTCTTAACTATCAACAACGCACTCTGGATGCCATTAAAGAGCACAACAGAGGGTGCGTGTATATTCCTACTGGTGGAGGCAAAACCGTAGTGATGAAAGAGGACATCAAACAACGGTTGTTGAATGCAACTGAACCAATGACTGTTGTAGTTGTTGCTCCTCATATTCTTCTTGCTAATCAACTCTGCTCCGAGTTTGAAGAATATCTCAAAGATTTTCATATTTCTATTATGCAATGTCATAGTGGCACAAAATCTCATCACGTTTCTTCTACAAAACCAGATGTGATTGTAGAGCATAATGAAGTTGCACTTACATTTGGTAAGCATAACTTCATCTTCACCACCTATAACTCTCTGGGTCGTGTGAATGATGCTAAAATCAGTGTGGATGTTGTTTATTTTGATGAAGCACATCATTGTGTGAAACCAAGCAACTTTGTTGGTATTGCTCACACTTCCAAGTATGCTGATAATGCTTATTTCTTCACTGCAACTCCCAAATTCACAAATGCAGAGCAATCAATGAATAATACTGCTGTGTATGGAGAGAAAATCATCTCTATTCCAGCACAAGAATTGATTGATGCTGGTAGTATCATTCCTCCTCGTATTCATACTTACGAAGCAAAGACTATTCGCACCAAAGAGAATGCTGCTTATGTGGATGCAGAGAATATCATTGGTATTCTCAATGAGATGGATGAAGATAGTGTCCCCAAAGTTCTTGTTGCTGCTCCTAGCACAAAAGTGATTTGGGATATGTTCACTGAAAGTGATTTGCTGCAACAACTCAATGATATGGGTTATGCAGTGCTTCACATTACATCCAAACACGGTGCTTATGTGAATAAGAAGAAAGTTAGTCGTGAGCAATTCTTTGAGACTATGACCGAGTTTGGTAATGACCCTCAACAAAAGTTCATTGTATTTCATTACAGTATTATGAGTGAGGGTATTAGTATTCAGGGTCTAACGCACTGTATTATGCTGCGTAATCTTCCTGTGATTGAGATGGCACAAACGATTGGAAGAATTATTCGTATGAACAAGGACGACCGTAAGGATATTCAGGATGGTAAGATTGCTGCTGGTCAGTTTGCACTTTATCGCAAACCATTCGGCACTATCACTGTTCCTGTGCAGAATAACTATGGTGATAAGATTGCTCGGCAACTTGAGAACGTGGTGAATGCTATTTTTGTGAAAGGAGAGTTGTGTGTATAGATAATTGTATCTGTCCCACATATAATCTATGCCTTTCACAAAGAAATTCCCACAATCAGGTGAAACAACACACATACGAGTTCCAAAAGTTTATGCTGACCTTATTTTGGAGTTGATGGTTACATTTGACAATCGTTTTGATGTAGATAAGGGCAAACATCTACTAAAGAAGTTCATACACAATCTAACGTGAGTCCAATGATACTCTGTGCCACTTGTTGCACTGGCACACTAAAAGAGCACAGACCCCTCTGGGGTGCTATGATTACGGAGTAATCAAGAGAAAAGCAATGGCAGTCGTTCCTGGTTTTACTTTCAATGAGGAAACTGAAATGATTTCAGCACTTTATAGTGCTGTTGCATTGATGAAACGTTATGAAGAAGAATCCGTAGATCATAAAAGTTATTGGAGGCAACGTATAGAAGATTATACAAACGTTGCTGATAAGTTTTCTGCTGCCTGCCGCAATGCCATTTACAATGCCTGATTTATTGGAGAAAGTTCTAATGATTGAAGAAGCACTAACTGACAAACAACTAACTGCTTTGCGTGATATGTTATATCACTATAAAGAGTTTCAGGAAGAACTCTATGACTATCCTGAACCTGATACTCTATTCACTCAAACACAACGAGAAATCTTCACTCTTCTGGATATTGTATGAGCAAACTTCTTGACCTGATTGAACAAAGAGCAATCACACAATCACGTTTTTCTAACACTTCTAACACTATGTCTTCTTCATTTTCTTCTGGTATTAGTTTCCCTGGTGCTTTGACTGTATTATTTGTTGGTCTCAAACTGACTAACGTTATTACTTGGTCTTGGTGGTGGGTATTGTCTCCTATTTGGATTAGTCTTTTACTTGTTGTTGTAGTTATTGCTATTGCTGTCATCATTGCTATTATTGCTGGAGCATTCAAATGACTGACACCAATCAATTGACTGCCCGTGAGATTGAGGCAATTCTCACACTCTTTAATCGTTTTAATTCTTATGAGATTCAGGAAATAACTTGTTTAGATTTATGTGAAATCTCCACACTTGTTGATAAACTAAATGACTGACACACTCAAAGATTATCATTTCACTGACGAACAAATTGATATGATTTTGAAACTTGCTCGCATTGCGGCATTTGATGCAAACTGGGGAGGTACTTGGATTGGTGATGAACCTTATACCAAACTTGCCAATCAAATTGAAGATCAGATTGTAAACCACAGCACAAACGACTGAACAAATCAAATGGAAATCTCAAAAATCCTCACACTATCAACAGCACACCTTCATCCTTTGGAGGCACAAAAGATTGATAAGGTTGCTTATATCTCCAATGATACTTGTTCTCTGGTGAATACCAACCAAGACATGTATGATTATTACATTAAAGAAGGTCTTCCTTGTTTGGTAGATTTGCTGAAATCAGTTAATGAGCAGTATGATGATGTTGATTATGTGTTATTTGATGCTGATGCAAATGTAGAGGATGCGTTTAGGAAATACGATTGGTGATGATGAACACTCAAATTAAACAAACAACTATGACTTCAATCTCATTTACATCTGGTCAGTTGTATGATATTATCTCTGCTCTTCAACTTGTAGAAGAGGGAGTATATGATGATGGGGACCAGCAAGGTGCTGATTATTATCAAAATATGATTATACAATTTGAACTCATTTTTGATAAGTTGCAAGAACGTGTAGGAGAGGATAAAGTAGCACATCTTGTGCTCGCTACCTGACCCCGTGCTATGATTACGGAGTAATCAAAAGAAAACCAATGTCTGTTCCTTTCACTATGAATTACAAAGAAGTCTATTCGCAGGAGACTGTGGATAAAATTGATGAACTGCTGGAAGATTCTTATGCTCTGGAAGATATTGTAGAGTTCATTGATGCGAACTCTGAAGCAGATTTCCGCAATTTTTATGAGGAGTATGTGACTGTTGGTGAAGAGTATTCTTACGAGGCAGTTGATGCTTTCATTGAAGAGTTTGGTCTTCATTCTTTCAATCCTTCTGCCTTTGAAGATGCTTATCTGGGTCAACATGATTCCAAAGCATCTTATGCGGAGAAATACACTTCTGATGTGTATAGTGTAAAAGTTCCTAGTTTTGTGGAAGTTGATTGGGAAGCAACATTTGAAAATCTGGATGTTGTTTTCGATGGCAATGGTTATGTCTTTAACACTCAATTCTGAACTTATTCTAATGACTGATTTTCCTACTTTACATTCTAAAGACGGCACGATGGTTGTTCAATACTATCCTGTCAAAACTCCTTATGGTGATATTAGCAAAGAGTGGTGTTTGCAAGTTCTTTCTTGGGAAGGTGTAGAGCAGATGTCTAAAAAGTTTCTCAATCGTGTTGAGAAATCTCTTGCGATTCGTGACCGTGTTTCACTTGGTTATGTTGTCACTGCCGACAATAGTAATCTTCCACAACTTGGTAATCCTTTTTACGGTGCTGTGTAGTGTAACCCGTCTTACACGAGTCCAATGATACGGTGTGCCAGTTGTAGCACTGGCACACTAAAAGAGCACTGACCCCTTTCCCGTGCTATGATTACGGAGTAATCAACCAAAGAAGATGAGATTTTTCAAAGTTACTGCACTTATTGATGGTTGTCTTGAGTCTTGTGTCTTAGAGACTGACAATAAGTACAGTGCAAGAAAAGTTGTTCAACAGCATTGGAGAGAATCTCAAATTTGCAATGCAAAAGTTGTTTCTATTGTAGAAGCAACACAAGAAGAATGGTATGCTTATGCTTATGATGTATAATAAGACTGAAGAAAATCTCACCAATCTTAAGCAAGACTTATACCTCATGTGCCAGTAATCCTAGTGGCACATTATACCTCCCAAAGCCCTCCTGCCCGTGCTATGATTACGGAGTAATCAAGAGAAAAGCAGATGAAGTTCACTAAAGCACAATCTGTGATTATTGAAGAGATTGGAAATACTAACTCTGTGAATAACTATGCACAACGGATGCGAGCAATTCAACCTATGTTGGATGCAAAAGTTATTTCACGCACAGTGATTTATGATAATGGTTATCCAGTTGATTATCACTGGGAACTGGTTTAATCTTTACACACATTACAAAGGAACTCCAAATGTTTGATGCTTACACCGATTATCCTATTGAGGGACTTGATGATACTGCTGGTGAGAAAGCACCCATTCGCAAATGCACTATTCTCACTTGGGACAGAAACAAGTATTGTGATGTTCTTGTTTATTTTGTAGATGGTGATGGTGATTTGAGAGGTTATGTTACTAACTTCAAGCAATTCTATCTTTACAAAAATGAAGCAAATGTTGCTTTGATTGAAAAAGATGTAATGCCTTTTATTTCCACTCCTGATTCGCAGGATGAACTTGAAATGTTAAAGAATCAGGCACTTGCTCTGTTGGATAAAGCAGAAGATCCAAGATGGGACATTAACGATTTTTCAATTGTTCGCAAAGCATTAGAGGCATTGTACGGTAAGCATACATAAGGGATGCTGATAGGTAGAAGAACCGTAGACCCCTTGACAAAACCCCTGATTCATGCTATGATAAGGGGACCGAAACAAACACAGAAGGAATGACAACCTCACAAAAACTTGAAAAAGCATTTCTCACCAAATGTTTTGCTTTAATTAACGAGGTTCAAGGTAAAACAAAATTGCCTTCGCAGTTTCATTCTAATCACAAATCTTCTTGGGTGAAGCAAAATCACAATCCCAAGCAAAAGAAAGATGCTCTCTCCCGTGTTTGAACTTAACTAACTCATATCTTCCCAAACTCAAATGACAAAGTATCAAGACCTCGAAGAAGAACTAATGAAAGATAAAGTGTTTTGTTTATTGATGATTGAATCTCTTTTGATTGAATTTGTTGATGGTGTGGTAAAAAGTGTATTTCCCGATAAGGACAACTAACTTCAATTCTTTCATTCAATTCTTTTTCTCACAAACTAATGACTATCCGTTTCACCTACGACATTAACACTCAACAAAAGGTTTATGCCGTATGTAATCACAATGGTGATTGTAAGTATCTAACTACTTCTATCACTGATGCTATTAAACTCTGCCAACAAAATGACTAACGAACAAAAGATTGATGCACTAACTGAACTCCTAACAGATGTAATGCACACTCTTGAAATGAAACAATATGAGATTGAAGATCCTACTGAATCTCATAAGTGTGAAACTGAAGCAGATGACTATCATCAAAAAATGCTTGATATTCTTCATAAGTCTTAAACTTAAACTCATTCAACAAAACTGAAATGACTGATATTACTCCCATTCTTAATTTGTTTCAACAACTACCTGAGGGATGGTGGAAAGTTATTCTTTTGACTGCTTTAAACATTTTTTATTGGTTTCGGTTCTTTAATTACCTTCAAAACCAAAGGTGATTCAACTAATGCTGACTATTTTATCTGGTGGGGTAAATAAATGACTATCACCGCAAATCAACTGCTTAATCTTTTCACCAAAGTAGAAAAACTTGGTTATAGTTATTCTTTTCATGAGGATGAAGATGAGTCTGGTGATTATGAGAAAGAATACTGGATTAACAAAATATCTACAATAAGTCCTTCTTATGATTTTGAATCTTGTATGTATCAATTATTTCTTAGATTTGCATCTTTAGAAGAACTGGAAGGAAACTATGTTCTTTACAGCACACTCAAGAAAATTGATACTTATCAAAGCACAAAATGGAAATGATTTGATTCTAATTGCTCATGCTATCATTGCTTCTCAAAACAAATGACTGACGAACAAATCATTGAACTTGCTTCTGAAAATCTTTATTGCAATATGTCTGTAATAGAATGGTCTGGAAGAAATGAAGACATCTTAAAGTTTGCCCGAGCAATGTATAGTAAAGGAAGACTAGAAGGATTTGCTGAATGTTATAATTATGTAACACATAAACTTAACTCACTCAATTAAACTAACATGCTTATCCTACACAAAGAAGATCACGGTTGTGTTTATACACTAGATGAAGATAATGATCTAATGTATGCTCCCATCTACACTGATAATACAATTAACTTGAATGAGTTTCATCCAGTAGACCTTGCTGATGTAGATGATGAATACGAAGTTCTAGATATTCAAAATGAACTGATTGCTGCTTCATCTAATGTGCGATATTGAGTCTATTTCTCTCTTCTCTCACACACTATTCCTCATGCTCATAAGCATAGATTATCAATTAGAACACAATTACGTTACATTTCATAATTAAATTAAATGTATTAAAAAACGTAGTTACGTGTTTTGTGTTGTGCTATATAAAGGTTATTATAAAGGTGCTTATACCCTCTTTATACTCTTATAAATGCCTCTGGGTCTTGTTGTCTAAGCGAGCATTCTACCATAAGATCAAAAAATTGTCAAGCGCCTCACAGACGCTTCTAGGACTGGCACAGCGCATCTTGACAAAAAACCTAGTGTTTATGAGACTTTTGAAGGACCAATGTATTATGTCCCAATATACATACGAAAATGCCTAAATAACCATGTATAACGGGACATAATACCTAATGAGGCACATAACAGATACTAATAAGTATGAACCAAAGACCATTATTCCAGTGTTTGCAATGGTTTATAAGCATCAATGTATATTGGGACATAATACCTAATGGAACAAACAGCAGAGAATGATAAGTATAAACCAAAGACAATCGCAGGAGGAAGACCTCAAAAGTATAAGAATCTAGGACCAACGGAAAGAATGAGAGTGCCTTTATACAAACAAATCACAATCTTATGTGATGTTTTAGATAGAAAGGCAGAAGAAGGTTATGATGCCGTTGAGTTATTAGATTCATTTATTGAGGATATAAACAGTCGTTGAGACAAAACCTGTGGAAAACCTGTGGAAAACTTATAAGAAACTGTGGAAAACCTGTGTATAACTCTTCGTCATATATAAGAGTTCGTTATAGCAGTTCGTGCATATAACACTTCGTTATACATAAGACTTCGTTATAGCAGTTCGTCATACAGCACAGTATAAGCATATGTTCGTTATAGTATGTGAGAGTATGACAATCTAACAGTCCCTCAATTATGACACCCCCCATACAGTTTGCTATTCTGTTCGTCCTGTGCTATACTATTCGTTGTACACAGAACTGTGTGCTAACTATAACCCCACTATCTTATAACTCACATCCACTTCGTCTTTTTAGACACCCCCCGTATAGTTTCGTTATTTGAATCTGACAGTGTTGCATAAGCACTTATATCGTGCCCTTCGTTATATTGGACACCCCCCATATAGTTCGTTATAAGAACACACAGTATTGAATATAAGTATTCGTTATTGTTCGTCTATTATAATCAAACAGCACTGTTTGACAGTTATATTTTGTGTTGTTGTATTCTTATACCTAACCGATGCCCCCCCCAAAGCTAATTTCAAGGGTCCCTGTAGTCTACAAAGTCTTGCTTTTGGCAGTCAAATATACTTAAATATAAAAAAATTTCCAGCAAAAAATTTCTCCCATAAGGTTCTCATAGAAGATTATGAATTACGCAGAAGGAACAATTAGGACAAATAGAAAAGGTCTTCGGTATATAAAAAAGGATGGGAAATGGGTTTATATAAAAAAACCGAGAGAGGAGTGGAATGTGCCTATTGCGGTTTCAAAACAAAAAGTAGTTTATAGTTATCCTCCTATAAAAATACCAAAAGGGATGGTAGAAACTGAATATCCTGGATATTATATTACCAAAGATGGGAGAGCATATCGCAAACCTGGGAGATGTGATATAACTGGAAAATATGGGAAACCAGATGAAAATGGGTTAATATATCTTAAACCTGCATTCAGGGGCAACCCAAGATATCCAGAACATCAGTATGAAGCAGTAAATATCTCAATTTGGGATAATGCTGGAAATTATAAACAAATAAAAAAGTCAATACATCAATTAGTTGCCGAAGCATTTGTAAATAATCCTTGCAAATATGACGAGATAGATCATATTGATAGAAATAAACTTAACAATTATTATAAAAATTTAAGATGGATTAGTAGATTTGAAAATGCTTCTGAACCAAATCACAAATCTTATACCATTACTGATACAATAACTGGAAAAATATGGAAAGGAAACAATATAGTAAATTGGGTAAAGGAAAATTATGATTTAGTTCATAATAGAACAAGAAAAAAAAATCAAACAATAAATGATATGGCCAAACGTCTTGCTAGTGCAAGATGTAAAAATACAAAAATTTGGAAATTTGTAATTGATTATTGAAAAGTGCTATATAAAAACAAAAGGTAAAAATGCGTAAGGGTTATGAAATTTGAATTTGATGATTATGAGAAGGATGTATTATTGGAGACAATTCAACATCGGTTAGATACTGACAAGATGTTAATTATCAATGATAGTTTAAGGAAGGATGTGGAGGATTTATTCCAAAAGATAGAAGAGGATGAATACTTATAATATTTCAGTTTGGGGTGTGAATGTAATCGAGCAAATTTCCCAGGAAGATTTACAAGAAAAACTGAAATTAATCAGAGGACTTGTGTGGACGAGTGGGGGAGGAAACGAGGACATCACAGTAGTTCTAAATAAAAACGAAGTACCTTGCAATGAATAAATTGTAATGGTATAATATCAAATGTACGGTGAAAAATTTTATGGCTAAAGGATTTACGGTTAAAGCAGCAGCACCTAAAGTAACATCAGAGGATGATTTTAATTTAGATGTAGCAAAGGAAATGATTCGTGGAAAGTCTGTGGTATTTTGTTTACCAGGACGAGGAGTATCTTACACGTATTTGAAGAACTTTGTACAATTATGTTTTGATTTAGTACAGAGTGGAGCAAGTATTCAGATTTCACAAGATTATTCAAGTATGGTTAATTTTGCGAGATGTAAGGTACTTGGAGCAAATGTATTAAGGGGACCAAAGCAAATTCCATGGGATGGGAAGTTGCAGTATGATTATCAGTTATGGATTGATAGTGATATTGTATTTGACACAGAGAAGTTTTATCGTCTTGTAGCAATGGATAAAGATATTGCTGCTGGATGGTATATGACCGAAGACGGTCACACCACATCAGTTGCACATTGGTTAGAGGAAGATGATTTCAGGACCAATGGTGGGGTCATGAATCATGAGAATGGTGAAACGATGAGCAAACGTCGCAAACCATTTACAGTTGATTACACAGGATTTGGATGGGTATTAATTAAGAAGGGAGTATTTGAGAGTTTGGAGTATCCTTGGTTTGCACCTAAGATGCAACAATTTGAGAGTGGTGAGGTACAGGACATGTGTGGCGAGGATGTCTCATTCTGTCTTGATGCAAAGGATGCAGGATATGAGATTTGGTGTGATCCAAGAATTCGTGTTGGACATGAGAAGATGCGAATTATTTGATTTGACTTAAATCAATATGATGTGATAGAATGCTTCTGTGAGGTTTTTTGGAAGTCTTATAGAAGCATTCTTAATGTTTTTGAAGGTTATAAAAACCGTTTTATAAAACCGTTAGATGGAGAATTAAAAGTGGCACAAAAAAGTCGGAAGGATATGAAGATTGAGAGTATTCCAAAGAATACTCGACAAGGAGATGGACGTAATACAAAACATAGTGCTACGAGTCGTAATGTAGCGCGTAAAAAATATAGAGGGCAAGGACGATAAATGATCCAATTAAATCCTACAATCCCAGTCATTACTCCTAAAGGTAATGGTTGGGCATTTTTTTTGATTGATCGTTCACAAGAACATAATTTTGAATGGGTTGTTTTTTTAGATCATAGTGGCGAATGCTGGACTTTTTGTAATTCAGAAATCAGAATACAAAAAAATTATACCCTTTTAAGAAATAATGTATCAGAATTCAAAGAAACAAAATAGTATAGATAGAAATAAGGGATAGTAACCCCTCAAAAAGTTCTGATTTTACAATCAGGAGTTAACATGTCTAATTTACCAGTCGATAGAAATTCAAATTATATCAGACAAATGTGGGGAACTACAAAATTAGTTACAGATTATGATCAAAAACCCACAACAAGAGTGATTCAAGAGTTTATGGATGATCGAGCACCAAAGCATGATTTGAAAAAACAAACTGATCTTCATGAAAAGATTAGAAATGATGAAGATTATGATGATTGGGATTATGGAACTGAACCAGTTTACGGAAAAAACTGGTAAAAAAGTATTATAGATATATTAAAGTATAAAAAGATGAATGGCAGTAACAATTTCTCGTAGTTTTAAGGACATTAGTTTGTCTTTTGCGAGGCATCCAGTTACGAATGATGTGATTGCACTCAAAAATGAGGATGCAATTAAAAAATCTGTTGTCAATTTAGTTAGAACTCGTCTTGGTGAAAGATTTTTTAATGATTTGTTGGGAACATCAGTAG